ACTTAGCATAATGGCTAGTGAACTTAAAGTAGATAAATTTACAGGTGTAACCACAGCAGGTTCTATTGATGTTGTGGGCGAAGGCAATAGCACAACAACTAATCTGCAACAGGGATTGTGTAAGATGTGGGTAAATTGGAACATGGTCGGCACAGCAAGTGTTAGAGATAGTTTTAACTTTTCTAGTCTTTCGGATAATGGCACTGGAAATGCAACATTGAACATAAACAATGATATGGCAAATAATGATTACTCAGTAGTTTATGCTTCAAATCATTATCATATTCTTGGAAACAATAGTGCTAAGAGTACTGGCTCTTGTCAGTGTACAATCCATGATGCAGGTAATGCAGGGGCTGATTCACTTGAACAAGACGCACAAATTTGTGGAGACCTCGCATAATGGCTAGTATATTAAGAGTAAACACATTAACAGATGCGAGTAGTAATAATTCAGTGCCTATTGCTACAGTTGCAAGTGGCAGTGCGAAGGCTTGGTTTATATTTGACCAAGTAAATAGTAATGTTATAGATGATTCCTTTAATATAAGTTCTGTAACAGATAGAGGAACAGGTAGTATGTATGGAAACTATACTAATAGTATGTTATCTATACACTACACTGTTATGGGAGCATCTTCTCCTGTTTCATCTGGTAGTATGGCAAATGATAATTCTAATAGAAGCACTATATCCTCTGCTGATACGACCGCAAGATTAAGTATTAATGTTTTTGACGTAGACAGCACTGTAGCTTTACAAGATGAAGAAAATCAACAAGCATTAGTACACGGAGACTCAGCATGACCAAAGCAGCAGAATTAGCAAAGATGGGTGAAGTCCTAACCAATAGTCAGATTGGTGGGCGAAGGAATATTGTTATCAATGGTGCAATGCAAGTGGCACAGAGAGGTACAAGTGCTACTGGTAAAGGAAACAATGATGAAGGTTATGATACTGTTGATAGATTTAGGTTGGATTTTGCAGGAAGCACAGCAGGTCGTTTAACAATGACACAAGAAACTATTACTGATTTGCCGGGATTTGCTAATGCAATAAAATTGGCTTGTACAACAGCCGATACGTCTATAGCTTCTGATGAATTTGGTAGATTATCAACAAGATTTGAAGGACAAGACTTACAGCAATTTAAAAAGGGAACATCAGAAGCAGAAAGTATTACTATTTCTTTTTATGTGAAAGGTAATGCCAATGCTACTTATGCTTTGGATTTATTTGATGACGATAACACAAGACAAGCATCACAACTATTTAGTGTAACTTCAAGTTGGACAAGGGTGATAAAAACTTTTGCTCCAGATACAACGGGTGCATTTGATGATGACAATGCAAGAAGTTTACAAATGAATATTTTTTTTCATGCAGGGTCAAATCTAACAAGTGGAACATTAAATCAAACTTTTGCATCGAACACTAATGCAAATAGAGCAGTGGGTATATCATCTTTCTTTGATAGCACAGACAGAACATTTTTTATAACTGGAGTGCAGATGGAAGTAGGCTCACAAGCCACACCATTTGAGCATAGGTCATTTGGGGAAGAAGCAGATTTATGTCATAGATATTTTCAAATAGCAAGTGTTGGTTATTATGCAGCAAATGCGTCTGGCACTACTAGACTAGGTGTAGGTATACCTTTATCAAAACCTTTAAGAGCAGCTCCTAGTTCTATTTCAGGGATAAGTGTTCATAGAAGTGGTAATCAGACTGTTAGTGCAACATTTGATAACATGGTTTTATCAAGTAGCAACAGCGTTTTATATGTTAGATTTAATGGTTTTTCAAGTTTAACAGATGAAACACCTCAAACTGTTTATCTTAATGCTAATATGTTATTAGATTCGGAGTTATAAAATGATAATAAAAAATGCAAAATGGTGTTCACCTCACGAAATAACTGGAGAAACAAATACCTTGATAGCTAATATTGATGGAGTAGATATGACTATTCCAAAAGATACAGGTAATAGACACTACCAAGCAATCCTTGAATGGGTAGCTGAAGGCAATACAATAGAGGATGCTGATTAATGTTAGGTTACGCTGCCATAGCAGAAACTTCTCTTGCTGATGTAGGTGGTTTAGTTTTTGATGGTGTGGCAGAGATGAGTGGGATCTCATCTAAGTCATCTGTTGGTGTTGGCATATTAGTCGGAACATCAAGCATGGATGCTAATGTAACACAGACTTCAGTTGGAACATTTATAGCATCTGGAGCATCAGCATCTAAAAGTTTTGATTTTACACAGACAGTGGAGGCATTTCGTGTTGATGTATCTGACATAGATCTATCTTCTGATTTCACACAAACAACAGATGTTACAGCTATTCGCATTACATCAGCATCAGCGGATTTAAATTTTACAAAGACTACATCAGGAGATATAATGTATATAGAAGTTGTTACAGATACAACAACAGAAACATACACAGAGATTACACCAAGCGGTGCAGAGACTTGGACAGAAATCACACCGTCAGGCACAGAAACTTGGACAGAGATACAGTGAGGTAAAAATGGCAAGCACATATACATCAAATACTGGAATAGAAAAAATAGGTTCTGGAGAACAGGCAGGCACTTGGGGTAATACTACAAATAACAATCTTGATATAATTGATAGAGCCTTAAATGGATCTGTAACATTAACAATTACAGGTAACACAACACTTACAACAAGTGATGGCACTTTATCTAATGGTCAGTTTAAAATTATTATATTGTCAGGATCTCCATCAGGGGCTTTTAATTTAACAATAGATCCTAACGATCAGCAAAAATGGTATTTTATTAAGAATGACAGCGGTCAAACTGCCACAGTAAAGCAAGGCGGTGGTAGCGGTAGTACAGTTGCTGTTGCTACAGGATTAACAGCAATACTTTTTGCAGATGGCACGGGAGCTAATGCTAATGTTACATCTATTGCGCCAACAGATTTAGTTGCAGACCCTACACCACAACTAGGTGGTGATTTAGATACAAATGGTAATGCAATACTGTTTGGATCTAGCAAATGGGCAATATCATTAGATACGGGTGATAACGAATTATTATTTAAATATAATGGCACAACAGTTTTTAAATTAGGATCTAATGGTGCGGTAACATCAGCTAATAATGTAACAGCGTTTGGAACAAGTTTATAATGACATTACAATCTAGTGGTGCAATATCATTATCAGATATAAGAGATGAATATAATAATGGTTCGTCTGCCCCTATTTTGTTAAACGATTATTACAGAGGTGGTTCTTTAGTAAGAGCAAATGCTTCTAACAATACAGCTACTAATTTATCAGCAGATGTGCCGACAAGTGCAAATAGTAGCCCATTATCTATTAATGATTTTTATGGACAGAAAAGAGCATTTAGAAAAACATATGCATCTACTGCTACAGACCAAAGTGGTGTCGGTGTATTTGGTGATGATTTCGCAGTTAATTATCCGAAAGAAATAGTTATTAATTCATCGCAAACTGTAGGAGCAACTAGCACATCTAACGCTGCTTTGACAATAGAAAGCACTGGTGCAGGCACAATAACTGTAACTAACAATGGCAGCATAGAGGGTGCAGGTGGTGCAGCAGGAGCAGCAGGAGGCAACGCCTTTACAGTTGCTGGGAGTGTTCCAGTTACTCTAGTGAACAATGGCACAATTAAAGCAGGTGGTGGTGGAGGTGGTACTGGTGGTACTGGCGGTAAAGGTGTTTTTACTGCTAATGCTACGTTTACAAATGTAACAGATGTGGGTGGTGGAGCTTTTGGCAGTTATAACACACCACAAAATAATATGCCCAGTTGGATGAACTCAATATATACAGGTGGTGGTGATTTAGACGGACAAGGTGTTGTTAGTGATAGACGTTGGAAAGGAATAAACGGACAATATGCAAGAGTTGGTGTAGGCTCATCCACCCAGTTTAGGGTGAATCATGGTGGTAACGCAGGAGATGGTTTTAACGGCAACTGTGCAAACAGAGGGCCTATGTACATATCAGCACAAACAGATACAACAGGCGTTTATACTGTTTCTGCCTCTATTAGTTCTCAATATGGAAGTGGCTATGGAACACCAACTTTGTCTGTAAGCACAAGCACATCAAGTAATGGTACTTTGTTTCAAAGTAGTGGTTCTGCAAATTTAACAGCTTCTACAACAACATATTTTACTTCTTATGGCACAACCTCTAATAATAAAGATTATTATTATAACAGTCTAAGTTTTTCTGTTTCTGGTACTTGTTTAGCTACATCAAATGGAGGATCTGGTGGAGCAGGTGGTGTTGGACAAGGATACAATCAATCTGCTGGATCTGGTTCTTCTGGAGCAAGTGGAGGATCTAATGCAGGGTCAGGTGGCGCTGGAGGTGCTGGTGGAGCATTTGGTGCTGATGGATCATCTGGATCAACAGGTGGTAATGGTAGTGGATCAAGCGTAAGTTTTCCAGCTACTGCACCAACAAATGGTGCAAGTGGTGGCGCTGGTGGGGCTGCTGGTAAATCAATAAATGGTATCAGTAATGTAACCTCAAGTGGCAGTGGCTCTTTAACTGGAGGTACAGTATAATGCCTTTAAATAAAATAGTATTTAAATCAGGTATAGTATCAGATATTACGCCTTATAGTAATGAAGGTGGCTTTGTTGATGGTGATAAAATAAGATTTAGGTTAGGTTCTCCAGAAAAGATAGGTGGATGGGAGAAGTTTAGTCCTAATACATATTTAGGCAGTGCTAGAAGATTACATAACTGGGTAGCATTAGATGGCTCAGATTTTATGGGTGTTGGCACACACTTAAAATATTACATAGAAGAGGGTCAAACATTCAGTGATATTACCCCTATAAGAAGCACAACATCTGCTGGTGATGTAACATTTGCAGCAACTAATGGCTCTACTACAATAACTGTTACAGACCCTGCTCATGGAGCAAATGAAAATGATTTCGTTACATTTTCTGGTGCTGTTAGTTTAGGTGGTGTGATAACAGCTACGATATTAAATGCAGAGTTTCAGATAACATCATTGATAAGCTCTAATGCTTACACAATAACATCTAGTGTTGCAGCTAACTCGTCTGATACAGGCAATGGTGGCGGTAGTGTTGTTGGCACATATCAGCTTAATGTTGGATTAGATGTTACAGTTGGTGGTACAGGATGGGGTGCAGGACAGTGGAGTGGAACAACATCTGGTGCTTTGGCAACACAGTTAAATGAAGCATTAGACGCAAGTGAAACTGGTGTAGATGTTGATGATGAGACAGGCATGAACACTGCTAATGATGTAATACTTGTAGAAGAGGAACTTATGCTTGTATCTGCAACTGCAGATGACAATACTATGACTGTTACTCGTGGACATAGTGGCACAACTGCAGCAACGCATGCGGACAACACACTTGTAAGATTAGCAGTTGGCAATGCAGATTCTGATAATGACTTTGTTGGCTGGGGTAATGCCGCATCGGTTACAACACCCGGTGCGCAAATTAGAACATGGTCACATGATAACTTTGGTGAGGATTTAATAATAAATCCTAGAGATGGTGGTTTATTTTATTGGGATAAAACTACTGGGCTTGGTAATAGAGCTATAGAGCTTAGTGCCACAAGCACATATTCTGGAGAAACAAGTGTTCCTACAATAGCTAAACAAGTTCTTATATCAGATCAAGACAGGCATGTTATTGTTTTTGGTTGTGATGGATTAGGGGCTACACCCACAGCAACACAGGGTAATGGCGTACAAGATCCGTTATTAGTCAGATTTTCATCACAGGAAAATCCTGTTGATTTTTTTCCAACAACCACTAACACAGCAGGAGACCTTAGACTAGGTGGTGGATCTACATTTGTGCAAGCTGTAGAAACAAAAGAGCAAATATTAGTTTTTACAAATAAAACTTTACATGCCATGAGATTTATAGGACCACCATTTACTTTTGGTATTAAAGAATTATCAAAGAACATAACAATAATGAGTCCATCATCAGCTATAGCAATAGATGATAACGTTTATTGGATGGGTGTTGATACATTTTATATTTACTCAGGGCAAACACAGCAATTGCCATGTAGTGTAAAAGATAAAGTATTTCTTGATTTAAATATTGAAGAAAGAAATAAAGTACATGTTGGCGCTAATACAGAGTTTAGTGAGGTGTGGTGGTTTTATCCTAGTGCAAGTAGCACTGAAATAGACAAATATGTAATATATAATTATTTAGAAAACATATGGTATTTTGGATCTCTTGCAAGACAGGCATGGCTTGACAGAGGTATAAGATCATTGCCAATAGCTACAGGTGGACAGTATTTATTTAATCATGAAACTGGATTTGATGATGATGGCAGTGCTATGACATCATTTGTTGAGTCTGCACCAATGGCTTTAGGTGGTGCGGAAAGATTTGCATCGATAAACAGAATAGTACCAGATATTAGTTTTGCAGGATCTACGTCAATAAATCCACAAGTTGATTTTACAATAAAAGCTAGAACACACTCAGGATCTGGTTTTATACAGACAGATGATAGCAATACATCACAAAGAACAGCAACTACTCCTGTAGAGGTATACACAGATAAATTAGATGTTAGAGTTAGGGGCAGAACATTTGCTTTGCGTGTTGAGGCAACAGAGATAGGCACAAAGTTTAAATTAGGTTCACCTCAAGTAAATATTGTGCAAGATGGAAGAAGATAATGTTAGTTACAAGTATACCACAATATGTGCAAGGTTTGACAAATGCTAAGTTGGACTTGACTACAACAAACATAACTACTTTGTACACAGCACCAACTACAGCAGACTTTAACGCATCTGTAATAAACAGCATAATAGTCTCTAATGACTCTGGCAGTTCTGACACAATAACCTTAACAGTCACTAATGGCAGTGATATTTTTAGTCTTTTTAATGTAAAGGCAGTTGCGGCAAATACATCTATAGAATTATTAACAAGAGACTTGATATTGCAAGAGGGAGAGATATTAAAAGCTACAGCTGCAACAGCAGATAGATTGCACATAGTTGCAAGCATACAAGAGTTTGCAATACACAGAACACCACAGGTAGATTTGTAATGACAGCGTTTATGTTAGCATGTTATCTTAATGGAATGGCTGATAGAGATGGTATTTACTTTAGAAGTGCGGCATCATGTATGGATTT